TGGCCTTGTTTTCAATGTATTCCTTTATTTGCGCCTCCATTGATGCCATGAACGCCGTTTTACCCTGGTCAAATGCGGGCTGTAAAAACGGCCTTTCTGGTCCAATGTTTGGCAATAATTTTCGGCCATTGTTGGTTAGTTTCCGTTTCTTTTTACGCGATGCGTTACGGTTTGACGTTCCTTCCTCCAATAAATGGGCGTGATACCCTTTAAAACCGCCATAAACACGCGCTCCAATCATTCTAAACGCCAATTTTGAGCCACGGTTATCGCGCTCGATATAACCAATTGATTCGCGAAGATTCCCCGTGTTTACGTTTACTTTCGCTTTGGCCAATGCAATAAAAACCTGCCCAGCACGCTCAATCATATCGCCTAGTTTTCCCGATGGGATGCCGAGGTTTTTGAACTGTTCGCCGCTAATTTTTTGCTTAATCATGAGCTAATTCTGTTTGAATAACCAAATACATACGGCGCGAAAGGTCCGCGATGTTTATAATGTTGTAATTCCTACCTTCCCAAACGATGCGCATTTTTGCGTTTATGCCTGCGTCGTGTCGAAGGGTAAAAACAACCGTTTGTTTTGCCTCAATACGGTCTGCATCTACCGCCTCGTTTCCGCTTTCAGATTCCTGAACGCGTGCCCATGCGGTCGTATAAGTCGACCATGAGCGCACCTTTTCGCCGGTGTTTGAATCCGTCGTTGTGCTGAACTGCTGCACCGTTACCAATTCGTCCATCAATCCTGCGTTCATCTTATCCGAAATTAACGACTCTGTACTTATCCAACAGATATTCGTGGTTGTAATCCATTTTGTTCACACTTGCGCCAATTACCACCGATTGACGGTTATCGTAATACTGCCCAATCAATAGCAATGCGGCGTGCTTAATCGATGCTGGGAATTTTGCCGATTCGTTAACACCCGTTGCACCGGCAAGTTCAAAACCTTCCTTTATTTCGACGATTAAACGCACGTCGTCATCCGTCAAATTATCCGGGATTGATTCAAAAAACACCGACCTTCCAAACTGACCAAATTTTACGGGCGCATCAATCCAATTCGTTGCGGTTTCAACCGTGTTGTTTTGGTTCACGTATTTAATCGATTCAATGCTTAAAACTCGCGAATAAATCCTGAGCATGTTACCTTCAATGAATCCAAACGGGTTGAGCGTGTCGACCGATACCATAAGCCCCGTAAATCCGTCAAATGCGTATTTAACCGTTGATTTACGGACCGAATAACCCACGTAGGCATCGCACGCGTCCAATGCCATCGAAATTAACCCCGTAATATAGGCATCGTCTGCGCTGCTAGTTACGCGCAAATGCTGCTTAGCTTCCGCCAAGGTTATGTATGCCGTATCGGCGTGGTCTTTCGATATTAGTTCGCGTGCGATGTACATGTTTACTCGGTTACTTCGGGTTCGGTTACTTCGGGTTGTTCGGTTACTTCGGGTTCGGTTACTTCGGGTTGTTCGGTTACTTCGGGTTCGGTTACTTCGGGTTGTTCGGTTACGTATTCAGCGTGTCCGTTTGCTACGATTTCAGACGCCAACAATGCGTCGATTTCGGCAACCTCTCCGATGAAATAACTCAAACCATACGCCCCAATCGGCGAAAATGTGAACTTCACACTTACTACCGTCGCCACTTCTGGCTGTTTTTCTTGTTTTTTGGCCATATTGGCGGGCGGATAGGCCGCTAAGCCACACCGCCCTATCGATTAAGCTGTAAGCAAATCGACGATTGCACCGAAGGCGGCAGGCTGTTCCACTGCGATACCTACGTGCTGATTTACTACTACGCGGGTTTTGTTTCCGATTGCCTGAGACAATGGGTCAACAACCAACTCAACACCGCCAAACTGACCAACTACCAAGTTGTTCCAATCTCCGTAGATCATTGCTGAACATACGCCTGAGCTGGTGCCCTTGGTCAAGTTGCTAGGGCAATTGGTGGTTGAGAATACGGGTTTGCCGTCGATTTGGTCGGCCAATCCGTTGAAATATGCCATGTAAGACATGATCATTGCACCGCTTCCGCTAGAGATTTCGGTTTGCTTCAATTTGGCCACCAATTTGGGGTTAATCAAGAATTTACCGCTCATGCCTGCGTTGGCGTTTTCAACAGCTGCAACCAATTCCAACACCTTAGCCAATGAAGGCACGGCACCGTTGGTTCCCATTGCTACGCTGTTAATTCCAGACGTACCCAACAATCCCAAAGGCTGGTTTGATGAGCCAGAACCGTTAATTGCTGCTTTTTCAATTTCAACCGCCAAGGCTTTAATAAACGATTCGATAATTTTCTGGTCAATTGACTGGTTGTTTTGCAACAACAACTGCTTCGAAATGTCGCTGTAACCGGCGATACGTGAAGGGCGCAACTGACGAGCGGCAGTAACTGGGTCGCCTGATGCAGCATCAGCGGTTTCGGCAGCCCATGCAACAGAAACGCCAGAACTGAAACCGGTCAAATCCACGTTAGCGGACAAACCTGTCAACTTGGTAGCACCCAACTGTTCAAGAACAGTTTTAGCGTACAAAGCGTCGAAAAATCCAACTTTCTCCAATGGAATGAAGTTTCCACCGGCTGTGGCTGAACCTGCGCTCATCGTACGGCTTTCGCGCATTTTAACATCCATCACCTTGTTCGACAAATAAATGCCGCTTGGGGTAATGCCTAAACTACGTGCCTCGTTGGCACTTTCTTCCACCATTTCTTTCTCCAAACCGCTCAACTTGTTGTTTCCAACTTCGGTAATCAATTTAGAAAATGAGAATGCGCGTACTTCTTCTTCCTCTTTCTTTGAGCTTGGAGCACCTGCAACGCGGGCAATTTCTTCCATTTTCTCGGCTCTGCGGATTTCAACATCCAACGCGTCAATCTTGGCGGTTGTTTCGTCGAATTTGGTGCCTTCTTCGGCGGTCATGTTGCGTTTTTCCACCGTCAAGGTGTTGTACAACGCGTCGAGCTCGCCCTTGATGGCGGCGCGCTCTTCTCTGAGTTGTTTAAGTGTTTTCATTGGTATGATTTTTTTTATTTTTTTAATAGTTTCTGTAACGGGCCATGGCAACACGAACGGCATCGCTCAAAACGGGCTCAATAACTGGCTCAACAAACTGGCTACGCTCCTCGTTCAATGAGCGCGCCTCGGTGCTGGTGTCTGCGTAGGCTGGAAACGTAACGGGGGCGACATCGTACAATTTCTTCACCTTGGTGATTTTACGCATGTACATCGGCCCGTATTTCTCTGAATTGGTCCATTCGACGCTTTCTGCAACGAACTGGAACGAGCTCTCAGAAATATCGCCACGCTTTACCGCCACCCCAACATCGGTATGCGTTGGTGATTGGTAATCCATGGTATTTTCGTATTCCAAGTGGCCAGCCGCGTTAATAAACACGGAACATGTGCCCGACTTGGTACGTCCCAAAATCAACTCGTCCTCATGGTTGAACAGACAACGGATGTCGGAATCCTTCAACGCCTCATCGAATGCGCCTGGTGCGATCATTTCCTCGTACCAACCCATATCGGTTACGACGTTAACGACGGCAGCAATACCGCCGATTTTCTCGGGTAGCCCTTCGGCGTTTAATGCCCTTACCTCTACGGGTGCTTGGTGCCTGCGTGTCTCTTTTCTCATGACTGTGTATCGTTGTTGTTTCCGGTGATATTGTTGTTTTTGGCCGCTTGTGCCTGCAATGCTTCAATTTTGGCGGTCATGTATTCGTCTAGCTTGTCGGCGGTGAGCAAATCAGATTGAACCAACATCTGATCACCTGTTTCGAATTTATCCAAATCCTCCATGTATCGTGCCTCGTTACGGCGCAACCAACCCCCACGGATTCCCGCGTTGTAATAATCGGCGCGTGATTTCGCACTTGCCCGCATCAACGAGTTGAACACGAACTTAAATTCGTGGGTTGCGCGGTCTGATTCAGTAAATAATTTCTTGCTTAACTCTTGCTCTAGGCGTTCGGCTTCGGGCTGCAAGGTTTGCGCGTAAAATTGCTGCATCTCCAATTCGACATCGGTTCCCGAATTGCCGGCATTCAAAACCGACAATGGAACACCAAAAATTCGGCTGATTTCCTCAACGCTGAATTTCCGCTGTTCGATGTACATTGCCTCCTG